CAAAAAGAAAATGTCGATCTAGGATATACTGATGTTACACAAAGTGGTAAATCGGCAAAAGAACTTTTACAGGAGACAAAAGAAGAACCTAAAGAAAAACCACAACCAATAGAGCAAAAGGTTGAGGATGATAAGGGGGATTTAGAAGATTACTCTGAAAAAGTTCAAAAAAGAATAAAAAAACTTACTTTTCAAATTCGTGAAGCAGAAAGAAGAGAACAAGCTGCAATGGATTATGCAAAAGGCTTAAAAGAAAAATTTGACTCTGTTGAAAAGAAATATCAAGAGACAGATGAAAATTATCTTAAACAATATGATGCTAGAATCGATTCAGAAAGAGATAAAGCTAAAGCTAATTTAAAAGCTGCTCTTGATGAAAATAATACAGAAGCAATTATGGAGGCAAATGATCAGCTTACCAAATTGGCTGTAGAAAAAGAAAAGGTTTCTATGTCTCTAAGTGAAAAAGAGACACAGAAAAAACAACTAGAGTCACAACCAGAAGTCCAACAGGAGGCACAACCACAAGCTCCAATCAGTCCACGAGCGCAGAAATGGGCTGAAGAAAATGATTGGTTTGGATCAGATAGAGTGCTTACTGGTGCTGCTATGAGTATCCACGAGGATCTTATACAGCAGGGAATTGACGGGGAAAGTGATGAGTATTATAATCAAATCAACAAACGTATGAAGGAATATTTCCCTCAGAAGTTTGCCGAATCTTCAACTGAAGAACAACCGCAGAAGGCAGCACCCGTCCAAAATGTTGCCTCTGTAAGTAGAAGATCAGGTGGACGCAAGTCTGTGAAACTCACCAAATCACAGGTAGTTATCGCTAAGAAATTAGGGGTGCCACTAGAGGAATACGCAAAATACGTGAAGGAAGGAGTATAACATGGAAAAAGTAAAAACTTCACGCGAGTCTGAAACTAGAATTAAGCAAACTAGAAAAAAAGATTGGACTCCACCATCCAGTTTGGATGCGCCAGCTGCTCCGCAGGGGTATGCACATAGATGGATACGAACTGCAATTGCAGGTTTTGAGGACGTTGCAAACGTTTCGAAAAAACTGAGAGAGGGTTGGGAATTTGTGAAGGCTGATACACTTATAAGTGAAATTGGTCCAAACGATTATCCAGTCATTTCTGAAGGCAAACATGCTGGGCTTGTCGGAATTGGGGGCCTTGTGTTGGCAAGGATACCAGAAGAGATTCTGAAACAACGTGCTGAGTATTTTAAAAAAATTACTCAAGATAGAACAGACGCGATTGATAGGGATCTTATGAAGGAACAACACCCGGACATGCCAATCAATATTGATAGGCAGTCTAGAGTTACCTTTGGCGGTTCTCGTAAGAAGTAATATTTTTGCGATACCTACAAGTAGCTTGGATAAATAAAAACGTTTAAAAGGAGTTAAACAACTATGGCAAATCAACTAGAAAAGTTTGGTCTAAGACCATACAGAAAACTAGATGGTACTCCATTGGCTGGTGCTCAAAACAGATATACGATTAAAGCTAACTACGATCAAAATATCTTCCAAGGTGATTTGGTAATACCTGTATCAACTGGAAATATTGAGAGACATGTTTTCAATACATCGGAAGCTGTTGTGGGTGTATTTAACGGATGTTTTTACACAGATCCAACTACGCAGAAGCCTACATACAAAAACTTTTATCCGGCTTCAACAAACGCAAGTGACATTGTTGCTTTCGTTGTTGATGATCCAGATGCTGTGTTTTTGATGAATGCGGATGCTGCTTTTACAAGAGCGGATCTTTTCAAAAACTACTCGTTAGACAGTAACAATGGTAGTACAACAACTGGTATTTCACAAGCGATGCTAGACGTTAGTGTTTCTGGAACTGCAACAACTTTTGCTGTTCAAGCAATTGATATTTCGCAAGATCCAGAAAATTCTGACACTTCTACATCAAATGCGAATGTACTAGTTAGAATCAACAATCACTTCTATAGAAGTGGAACAGGTATAGCGTAAAGGAGTTAAACTATGGCGATATCACGATCACAACTAGTTAAAGAACTAGAGCCAGGTTTGAATGCTTTATTCGGCCTGGAATATAGTAGATATGAAAATCAGCATGCTGAGATTTATGCTACTGAAACATCTGACAGAGCTTTTGAAGAAGAAGTAATGTTAGCAGGTTTCGCTTCTGCACCAACTAAACAAGAAGGTGCTGGAGTTGTGTTTGATCAAGCAACTGAAACTTTCACTGCTAGATACAACCACGAAACTATTGCTTTAGCATTTGCAATTACTGAAGAAGCAATCGAAGATAACCTATATGATAGACTTGCAGCGAGATACACAAGAGCTCTTGCAAGATCTATGGCAAACACGAAGCAAGTTAAAGCTGCTAATGTGTTAAACAACGCGCAAGTTACAACTGTAACAGGTGGTGACGGAGTATCATTAATTAATGCATCTCACCCACTTGCAACAGGAGGAACTTTCTCGAATGTTTTAGCAACAGCTGCAGATCTTAACGAAACTTCACTAGAGCAGTCATTGATTGACATTGCTGGTTTTGTCGATGAGAGAGGCTTAAGAATAGCTGCTCAAGGTAGAAAAATGATAATTCCAAAAGAATTACAATTTACTGCTGAGAGAATTATGAAGTCTCCTATGAGAACAGGAACTGCAGATAATGACATCAATGCTGTAAGAAGCATGGGAATGGTACCAGAAGGATATTCAGTGAATAACTTCCTAACTGATACAGATTCTTTCTTCTTATTGACTGATGTGCCTAATGGACTAAAAATGTTTGTTAGATCACCAATCAAAACTGCAATGGAAGGTGACTTCGATACTGGAAACGTAAGATTCAAAGCTAGAGAAAGATACTCTTTTGGATTCTCTGATCCAAGATGTATTTTTGGTAACGGAAACTTACCAACTAGCTAATAGTTAACAGTTAACCCGACAACGGGTACTTAAAAGGGGCGGTGCATTTATTTGCACTGCCCTTTTTTTTGTGTTATTTGAAGCCATGTTCATTGAAAAGTTTTTCAATAAAAAAATAGAACAAGAATATTTTTTCATTAAAGGTAAAATAGATTTAGATTCAAATTATCTAATAGAAACAATAAAAGGTTGTTGGGGAACTGAGCATCAGTTTAAACCAATCACTAATGTCAAAGGTTTGATGACTGATTGGAAATTTTTTAATAAAGAAGAAAAATTTTTAGATCCTTTAAGAAAAATTGTTTATTATATCAACAGTGAAATTAAACTTGAGCCTTTTAATCTTGTGCATTCATGGGGTATAGAATTGAGAAAAAATAGTTTTACCAGTTTTCATAAACATTCTGGGCATCCTTGTTCAGGAGTTATTTATTTAAATTCATCAAATCAAAATTTGATTTTTCCTGAAATAAGACAGGAAGTAAAACCAGAACCTGGTGTATTTGTGGTTTTTAGTGGTTTTTTAACACATGGCTGCGCACCAAATGAAGAGGATTCTTCCAAATTTGCAATAGCTTTCAACATGGGAGAGATACAAAGTTGGTAACCTATTGGATAACTGCACTATTTCCTATATAATCAAAAGACCTAGAAAAAACTATTATGTCGACTGGCTAGGCAGACGGTATAGAGACGGCATAATCAAAGCTATACAAAGGAGAAAATTATGGCAAATACTACATTTAGCGGACCGGTACGATCGGAAAACGGTTTTATTGGTGCTACTAAAAATACTTCAACAGGTGCTTTCACAAATGTTTTTGAGATAAATTCATCTGGTCAGTACGTTGGAACACAAATACAAGGTCAAGGTGTTGTGGCAACTGCAAAAGTTGAATCTACAGCGGGAACAAACGAGGTTACGTTCGCACAACCTGCAAGATCAATTATTACAAGCATTCAGCTTGTGTGCACATCTGCACCCACTGTTGCTTCAGGTGACATTGGTTACAAAGTTGGAACTGCTACAGGCGGTGCTCAATTAGTAGCTGCATCTACTGATGAAATTTTAGATGGTGGAACTACTGTACCTGAAGGTGCTCATTACACTTTAACTCTATTAGATACAACTGCAAGTGATGCTTCACCTGCTGCGTCTCCAAGAGTTAACACCTCAATCAATGCAACAAGAGATATATTCTTACAGATCACAAATACTACAAATGCATCTGCTCAAGGATTATTTACTTGGGTGATTGCGTATAAAATATATGGTTAATTAATTAGTGGCTCCTTTGGGAGCCACAAACTAGGAGAATAAAATGGCAGCCAAAACTGACATACAAGCAACGAGATCTAACGCAGCGGCAGGGCCAAACGCAGTTATTGCAGCACCTGTTAGACTACGTGGAATAATTATTGCTTCGAGTGGTGGTGGTGCAGGAGAGTTAGAATTAACTACTACCTCAAATTCTGGAACAACTCTGTTTTTTGCAGATGTTCCAACAGGTGATGTTATTAATTTTAATTTTCCAGAAGACGGTATTTTGTTTCCAAAAGGTATTTTTTGTAAAACAAAAACACATGTTACAGCATATACTTTGTTAACAGATAAGTTTTCAGGTCCTAACCTAACAACTTCGAATAAATAATTATGAGTGGTGGAGGTAGTTTTTCATCAGATCAAAATGTACTAACATTGACTACTGTTGGTGCAAATACTCTTGGCAAAGCTGGGAGAATGAGAATTACCTCTATACAAGCAAAAGGCATAGCGTCAGCAGCAATTGTTTTTTATGATTCTGCTGATGCTAGTTCACCTGGAAATGCAAAAGCCACATTTAATTACGGAACTGAGGGATTAGAAGTTTATGTGCCTGGCTCTGGTATATTATTAAAGAACGGATTAGTATATAATTTGACTGGAGCAAGTGGAAGTGTAACTATAACATATACAGGTTAATATGTATAAAAAATTTGAAGAATTTAAAAGAGGTGGTGATGTTATGCCAGCTCGAAATAAAAAAAATTTCAGACCAACTGAAAAGGGTGCGGGAATGACTGCAGCTGGTGTGGCTGCTTATAGAAGAGCAAACCCCGGATCAAAATTAAAAACAGCTGTAACAGGTAAAGTCAAAAAAGGATCAAAAGCTGCAAAAAGAAGAAAAAGTTATTGTGCAAGATCTTTAGGACAATTAAAAAGAGCTAGTGCAAAAACTAGAAATGATCCTAATTCTAGAATAAGACAGGCAAGAAGAAGATGGAAATGTTAGTATGTATAAATTGTCTTCATCCTTGTCATTGTAAGGGAGTTGGACCTACACCAAACACTGCTCAATGCTTGACAGTGCCTGGTTGTAATTGTTTAATCTGTAATCACCAAATAATAAAGGAGGATGATATGGCAAAAAAAATTATAAAATGGGTTTGGGACATAGTTTCATGGCCATTTAAAAAAGTAAAAGATTGGCTTTGGTCAAAATAATTTATGACTAAAAAACCACTCAACATATCGGAAGAGGCAGCCGTTCAAATGCCAATGAAGACGGTTGCCTCTTTGATTATCATCGTGGCACTTGGTACAATGGGTTACTTTCAGATTATAGAACGTCTTAATGTTGCAGACACACGTATACAAATAATGGAAAAGGACCTGGAGGAGAATACAGAGTTTAGAATTAAATGGCCACGTGGACAACTAGGTTCATTGCCCGCAGATTCTGAGCAGTACATGATGATCGAGGATCTTTATAAGACCACGGACAAGTTGAATGCACATATCGAGTCAATGGCTTTAAACAAGGTAAACATCGAGTTTTTACGTAAACAAATGGATAAAGTTTTAGAAGATATAGAAAAATTAAAAGATCAAAATAGGGAGATGCATTATAAAAATGGCAACGGGACGAATCACTAAAAAAGTTTTAGATTACATAGCTCACATAAACAAAGAAGCTAAACAGATGAATTATGTAAAAGATTTAAAAAAATCTGTTGAACATGGTAAAAATGGTACACAAAAGTATGTTATTAAAGAAGGTGAAAACAAAGGAAAAGTAGTATGATAGGTTTATTTTTTACAGGTATAATTGTTTCAATTTTAGTTTTATCAATATTAATTTATGCGAGGAAATATGATTGAGTCTATAGTGGCCCTCCTAATGTTTGTAAACGGAGAGATCAAGGAACACTTAATTCAGGAAAACATGGCTGCGTGCCTTCGTGGGAAGCGTCACGCGGAGAGGGAGTATTCTGAATCTGTATCTTACAAATGCTACAAGGGTAAAGCAGAGACAGAGATCTACAAAGGGAGAAAAGGTATCAAGTCCTTAATATTAGAATAATGATATATTTATTAAAAAAACTTTTAGGATTTGATATACTAGAAAAAAGAATTAGAATCTTAGAAAGAAAAAATTATTGGAGGGAAAAATATAAACATGGCTTATCTGAACGCAAACATTCCTCCAATATATTGTAAAATTAGAAAAGAATATCTCTATGACATGGATGAAAAATATAAAAAACTTAGTAGTGACTGTGTTATCTTTGGTCTTACTTCCATTTCAGGTCGTGCAATATTATTTAACATTATGCTTCCAAATGGTGCGTGCTATTGGAGGTTGCCTATTTCAGCGTTTTTTCAAAAACGTTTTTCTAGAGCCGAAGTGCCGGATATGTCAACACAGCAGTTGGAGTTGTGGAACTCTTTTAGTTATTGGCCTAGTGTTCATTGCTTTGATTGGTTGGATGGTTTAAATGGCAAATTTCTGGGCCTTGATAAAAAGTTTTATCATGGACAGTATTTATTCACTATTGATTGGGCTCATCCAGATACTAATATCTTGGACGTTGAACATTCTGAAATACCTCAAGAACATAAGTGTGCGCATATATTGGCTCTTACTAATGGCAATTATGCAGCTCAGCCTAATAATCGTTGCCTGTGGCACGTTAATAGTTATACTGTTGATAACAGCTGGCCAGACTATAAAGTACAAACTACTTACTGGGATGCGGAAGATACAAAAATGGTAACAGAAGATTCAGATAGAATGTTCTATCAAATGAATGATAAAGACAAAAAATAATTTTTTAGATACAGATCAATTTGAAAATTTAAGAAAACTTTTGTTTAGTTTTGATGTTCCTTGGTATTTCTATGAATATGCTACATTAGAATCTGATAAAGACTTCTTTTATTGCCATACATTATTTGACGAAGATCAAATAAAAAGTAATTTTTTTAATATCATAGCATTGCCATTATTAGGTAAATTAAATTTTAAAAAACTTTTAAGAATAAAAATGAATATGTATACAGCTAATCCACAAATAATTGTTAGAAAACCTAGCTTTCATGTTGATTTTAAATTTCCGCATAGGGTTGCATTACTTAACATAAACAGTAATAATGGGTATACAGAGTTTGAAAATGGAGAAAAGTTTGTTTCGAATGAAAATGAATTAATTGAATTTGATGGAAAACTTAAACATAGAGCTATATCACAAACTAATACAGATGTTAGAATCAACATTAATATAAATCTTATATGAACTTATCACGTAACTTTACACTTCAAGAACTTATTAAATCCGACACTGCTGTCAGGCTTGATATCAATAACAATCCTAACTCAGGTCAAATAGAAAAATTAAAAGCACTTTGTGAAAATATTCTACAGCCTGTGCGTGACCATTTTGGTAGGGTCAAAGTAACGAGCGGATTCCGTAGCGAGCAGCTGTGTCTAAAAATAGGTAGCTCAGTCAACAGCCAACATGCCCGTGCAGAAGCTGCGGATTTTGAAGTGATGGGAACTGACAATGCAGAATTAGCTGACTGGATCAACAAGAACCTAGACTATGATCAATTGATACTGGAGTTCTACACTCCTGGTGAGCCAAACAGTGGGTGGATACATTGTAGCTATACTACTGACCAACCAAGAAAACAATTCTTACACGCATACAAATCAGAGGGAAAAACTAAATATAAGCCCGTAATTGGTTCTGCAAAAGACCTTGTCTAAAAACCCCATAGCAAAAAATCTAAGGTCTAGATTATATAAATTAAAGGTGGTATTATCAAAGAAGTTGTACAACCGCAAAAAGGAGAAGATACACACTCTCAAAGCGGCCGCTAAAAAGGAGGACTAATGGCAAAGCAAGGAACTTGTTGGGACGGATACGTTCAAAAAGGCATGAAGAAAAAAGGTAATAAGATGGTGCCTAACTGTGTGCCTGCAGGTAAAGTTATGAAAGCAGCCATGGGCAGAGCTGCATTCTCCGAAACAACATCAAAAGCACCTGGAACTAAAATGAAGCAAGAACCTTATATCGGTTCATACATGCATTCAGAATTGGCAGGTAAAAAAGTAAACAACGCGTCTTTAGTTAAATACTACGGACCTTTATTAAAGGGATTTAAAAATGGCTAGAACAGAAGGTCTGAGACCTATTGGTGAAAGTATAAGAAAAATAATTGAAAAGGTACAAAAGGAACGTGCTGACAGAAAAAAGAAAAATAAATCAATTAGAACACAACCCAAACTACCTGGTATGAAAACAGGTGGTCTAACAGATTACTATAAAGATATATTATAATGGCTACATCAGGAACTACATCATTTGATCTAGATATAGATGATATTATTCAAGAAGGCTATCAACGTTGTGGTGTAAGAACAAATTCTGGTTATGATTTAAAATCTGCACGTACAAGTTTAAATTTGTTATTCGCAGAATGGGGAAACAGAGGTATTCATCTTTGGAAGGTTGAATTAAATGAGAAGGCATTAGTTTCAGGACAAGCTACCTATACTGTAGCTTCTGACGTAAGCGATGTATTAGAAGCGTTTATATCATCAACTCTTACGGCTTCTGATAGTTCAAGCACACAAGATGTATCACTTACAAAAATCGATAGATCTGCATATGCAGCGATTCCTAATAAATTATCAACAGGAACTCCTTCACAATATTATGTAGATAGACAAACAACTCCAAAAATAAGTTTGTATCAAACACCAGATTTAAATACTTACACTGCATTGAAATATTATGTTTTAAAAAGAATTGAAGATGCAGGTGCTTACCACAATCAAGCAGATGTTGCTTATAGATTTTTGCCATGTATGGCTGCAGGATTAGGATATTATTTATCTATGAAAATTAATCCACAATTAGTGCAACAGAATAAACAAATATATGAAGATGAAATGAAAAGAGCTTTAGATGAAGACGGTCAAAGAACGTCTGTTTACATAAGTCCACAATCATTTTATCCATCAGGAGTTTAATAATGGGAACATTTGCAACAGGTAAAAGATCAAAAGCTATATCTGACAGATCGGGTATGGAATTTCCATATGAAGAAATGGTTAAAGAATGGAATGGATCTCTAGTTCATTATACAGAGTTTGAGCCCAAACATCCTCAAATAAGAAGAAGACGTACAGTTACTGATGCTATTGCTCTTCAAAACCCAAGAGTTATGAAGTTTCAACAACCAACACAACAATTTTTAACAGCTGGAGATGGAACATTTTCTGATAGTGGTGGAGCTTCAGTTGGTGTTGCAGATTTAAGTTTACCAGGACAATTTGCTTTTAAAACACAAGAGTTCCAAACAACATCAAATGGTTTAACCACTACTATACATAGCATGGTTCCTGAGGATCCTTCTTTACAAAATGTAAGAAGACAAGCTAGAGTATCAATTGGAAACGTAACAGTGAGTATATCGTAATGGCCGTAACACATTCAAATTTTTTAACACAAGTCAGAAATTATACAGAAGTAAGTAGTAATGTATTGACTGATGCAATAATTCAAGATTTTATAAGAAGTGTTGAATTAGATGTAGCAGGTAAAGTGGACTATGACGACACAAGAAAATATGCAACATCAACTTTTACAGCTGGCAATAGAGCTGTTTCTATGCCCGCTGATGCTTTAGTTTTAAGATCTGTTGAGCACATTGGTTCAGGAGGTGGTAGAACTTTTTTAGAAAAAAGAGATACAAGTTTTATATCTGAGTTTAACGGAACAGGAAGACAAGGTACACCAAAGTATTTTGCTAATTACGATGCGTTTAATATAATAGTGGCTCCAGTTCCTGCTGCTGCAGATACAGTTCAAATAAATTATATAAAAAATCCACCAGAATTTACTTCAACTAATCAGACGTTTTTGGCTAAATACCAAGAGTCTATGTTGTTACATGGTGTCCTTACTGAGGCATATAGCTTTTTAAAAGGTCCCGACAACCTATACAACCTGTATAAAGGTAAGTATAATGAAGAATTACAAAATTTTGCCTTACAACAAATGGGCAGAAGAAGACGTGCGGAGTATGATGATGGTGTACCAAGAGTAAAAGTGCCATCGCCATCTCCAAACAATTAATTTAAAAAGGAGGCCTTATGGCAATAACAACTAACGCAATCTGTAACTCTTTCAAAAAAGAATTATTAGAAGGAGCACACAAATTCCAAAACCCAGGTGGTAGCACATACAAATTAGCTATGTTTACTAACTCTGCGTCTTTAGGAAAATCTACTACAGGCTATGCTTCACCAAATGAAGTATCATCGCCTTCAGGATACACAGCTGGTGGAAAAGCACTAGTAAACGTGGGAACATCTTTAGCGACAAATACAGCGATCACTGATTTTGCTGATTTATCGTTCGTAGGTGTAACACTAACTGCAAGAGGAGCATTAATTTATAACACAACAACTGCTGGTGGTTCGAACACTACTGACGCTGTTTGTGTATTAGATTTTGGTGGAGATAAAACTGCAACTTCAGGAACTTTTACAATTCAGTTCCCTGCATTTACTACTTCCGCTGCAATCCTTAGAATAGCATAATGATAGGAGCCCGATTCAGTGTCAGTAACTCGTACATTTACAGTCACAGTTTCTAACCCTGGATCGGGTAACAAATATTATATTGATGGTGTACAACAAGCCACAATAAATTTAGCCGAAGGCGGCACATATAAATTTGATGTATCTGACAGTTCTGTTGGAGGACATCCTTTTAAATTTTCAACAACAAGTGACGGAACACATAACAGCGGAAGCGAATATACAACCGGTGTAACATCATCGGGGACTGCAGGTCAAGCAGGAGCTTATGTACAAATTGTAGTAGCCGCATCTGCACCAACTTTATATTATTATTGTCAATATCACTCTGGAATGGGTGGACAAGCAAATACTCCTGCAGGTGATGCATGGGGTATGCTTACTTGGAATCTCGGAAACTGGTCTGCACAAAATGATCAAACAATTGCAGTTACTGGGATAGCATCAACATTAAGTGTTGGCAATGAAACAATAGAACTTAACACTACACAACCATTAACAGGTATAGCATCTTTATTATCTGTTGGATCATCAACAATAGATCTACTTAACAATGGTTGGGGTGCAAACACTTGGGGTTTCAGTGAGTGGGGACAAGTTGGAAATCTTGTAACTGGTTCAAGTTTATCTTCAAGCATTGGAGCTGCAGTAGCATCAATCGATGTTTCAGTTGATGTAACTGGACAATCATTAACTTCATCTATAGGTAATGAAGTTGTTTCAATCAATCAAACTTTAATACCAACTGGACAAGCTTTATCTTCAAGCATAGGTGTTGCTGATGCTGCTCCTGATGCAATGATAGTAGGACAAACATTAACTTCAGCTATTGGAAGCGTAGTTGCTGAAGGTGTAATAGAAGTTGGATGGGGTGGTGATAGTTGGGGTGAAAACCAATGGGGTGAATTAAATGCACCAACAGTTTCTGTAACAGGACAATCGTTAACTACTGCCATTGGCTCAGAAACAATGTCAGCGAATGCAGATGTTGATGTAACTGGACAATCTTTAACAATATCTCAAGGTGAAGACACTTCTGGAACATCACATACTCAACAAGTTACAACTGCAGGATTACTGCAAATGTCTTCTGAGTCTAGTGTTATTAATATTGGTGTGCCTGTTACTGGAATTTCTGCATCTACAAGTATAGGAGTAGCAACTATTGATGAATCAATTTTAACAGGAGAAGGTTGGGGTAGAGATTCCTGGGGTAACTTAGGATGGGGTGTAAATTATTCTGCTCTTGCCACAGGTCAATCTTTAACATCATCAATTGGAAATGAAGATGCATCAACTGATTTTACAGCAAACGTAACTGGTCAATCACTTTCATTAAGTTTAGGAACTTTCTCAATACAAGTTGACCAGGATATTTCATTAACTGTGTCTGAACACACAATGACTTCATCTATGGGATCTCCATCTCTTGAACAATCAACAACTGAAGAGGTGACAGGACAAGCTTTAACGACAGCTGTCAATTCTGCAGAGGCATTCCAAAACACACCTGTAGATGTGACAGGTATTGCTATGAGCATGTCACTTGGTAATGAAGCTCTAGAACAAAACACTATTGAGCCTGTTACTGGTCAAGCATTATCAACAAGTATTGGTAATGCCACTGAAATACCTGCTCAAATTGTTGGGGTATCTGGCTTATCTTTAACGTCAGCAATGGGAGAAGAGGCCACTCAATCTAATGCAAATGTAGCTGTTACAGGCCTAGTCTTGACTAGCTCTGTAGGCGACCCTAATATTACACCATGGCAAGAGGTTGACTTAGGAGTTACAAATGTTTGGACTACAGTTGATTTGGCTGCTTAGATAATGTAAAATAAGAACTTATTAAGGAGAATTTTTTATGGCATCAAGTTATTCATCAGATCTAAAATTGGAGCTTATGGCTACCGGTGAAAATGCGGGTACATGGGGCGACAAAACAAATACAAACTTAAATTTAATTCAACAAGCCGTATCAGGTTTTGAACAAGTTACACTATCAAGTGGTGGTACACTTGCTCTTGTAATGTCAAATGCTGCATTATCAAATGCAAGAAACATGGTTATCAAATTTGCAACTGCAACGATTGCAGCGAGCACAGTTTGTACTATTCCAGATTCAATAGAAAAATTTTATATTTTTGATGCAACAGGTTTAACTAATCCTGAAAATTTAACAATCAAAACTGCTTCAGGTTCAGGATTTACTTTGGACGCTGCAAAAATTTATGCAGCTTATGCAGACGGAACAAATTTAAATGAAGTGTCATTAGACACTTTAGGTGGCACAGTAGCTGCAGCACAAATTGCTGATAGCGCAGTGACCACTGCAAAAATTGCGGATGATGCAATAACTAGTGCAAAAATTGCGGATGATGCTGTTGTAGCCGCAGCTATTGCGGATGATGCAGTAGGCACTGCTAATATTGCGGATGATGCTGTGACTGCTGATAAACTTGCAAACACTGCCGTAACTGCTGGAGATTATACAGTTGCATCAATTACTGTAGATGCTCAAGGAAGAGTAACAGCGGCTTCGTCTGGAGCTGCAGGTGGAGGAGGATTCGCTCCTTTCAGAAACACAAGTTCAGGAAGTGGTACACACACTACTCAAGCTAACGCTTCTAAAATGATGGTCTACCTAAGAGGTGGCGGAGGCGGAGGCGGAGGCCAGGCTCAGTGGACGGGCCAGGGCGGAGGAGCAGGTGGCGGAGGCGGATACGGCCTTTCGGTTCACGATTGCTCTGGATCACAAGGTCATGCATACTCATTAGGTAATGGTGGAAGTCCAGGAAATGCTGGTAACCCAGGTAATGGTGGAAGTGCGGGTAACGCATCAAACTTTGGATCACCATCAACTTTTATTACTGCTAACGCAGGTAACGCAGGTAACGGAGGAAGACATCCCAACCAAGGTGGTAACTCAAATCCAGGAAGTCCTGGTAACCATACCATCAACTCAGGAAACCATACATTGGGATCTAATTATACACCTGCAGGTTTATATACTCTACCAGCATCAACACAAAATGGTGGTAACAACCAACAAGCAGGTGGTACAGGTCACTTATTTGTATTTGAAAGTATTTAAAGGAGATTATTATGGCATACTTATTATTTAAAGCAGACTCTGCAAATCAAACAGGAGTTCTCCAAGCAATGGCTGCAGATCAAACTGCCATTGATAATGCCGTATGGATAAACGGAGAAGCGCATCAACAAATAGATATTTCTACAGATCAATACAATCAAATTAAACAAGATCTTTTAGTTCCTGAATTTTATGATGATAATAACAATATAACTTGGCGTGATATGTCAGATGTTGGACAAGCACCTATTTGGTCAACAGAAGATTTAGAACAACAAAGAGATAATATTGTTTCTCAATATCAAACAATAAAAGGTAATTGGCCAAATCATCCAAAGATGTCCGAGATTGATTCTGCTATTTCTCTTTTTCAAGGATTAGATTTTTCAGGTGTGGGTGGCACTGATGACAAAAATCCTTGGTATTATGCTTATCAAGCAGATAGTTCTTATTTACATATTTTGGAAATAATGTAATAGTTCTGCTTTATGCAGATCACATTCGAAGCTCCTGGAGCACTTATTAAATCATTAGATGATTGTAAACCAGAGCCTATAAGTCAGCATATTCCAAGCTGGTTTAGAAACATAAAACACACAAAAGAGGTTAAAACTGTTAAAGGCTGTATGCCTTTTATGGATGCTCTGACTATGGGCTATGCATTGAAAATAACTCACGACATGTGGGTGCAGCATAAAAAAGGTGAAGACGGTAAATATTTTACAGATGTCAGGTATGGTAACCCAGATACTTACGATCCAGTATTAATATCAAGATTAGGTCTCGAGTTTCCAACTGGTTTTCAAGCCCACAACCCAAATCAATTGAAAAATTCATATATGGTAGAAAAAAATGGTGGACACCAAGCTGCTGTTTTAAAATTTTCAAATCCATGGAGAATCAAAACACCTCCTGGTTATTCGACTTTGTTTATTGCACCAATGAATAACCATGATGACAGATTTCAAATTGTATCAGGTGTTATTGAAACAGACACTTGGGATAATCAAATTAATTTGCCGTTTATTGTAAACTCTGAAAAACATCCACAACTAGATACGATAATCAAAAGAGGAACTGTAATAGCACAATGCATACCTTTTAAAAGAGACGATTGGAAAATGAATATTAAAGAACAAGATATGAATAAAAGAGCATTGAAAATTATTGACCACATGGTGTCTGTATGGAGATTTTACCAAGATAAGTATTGGGTTAAAAAAAGATGGAGATAAAAAGATTTATAAGAATCTTTGATGGTTTTTTAAACGATGACCAAAACGCAAAGTTTTTAAAATTTATAAAATCTAAAACATCACATCCTGGTACAATCATAACAGATGAACATGGAACTTTAGCTGAAGATGATAGTGTACGTAATGTAGAAGTAATAGGTTTAGATTTAGATTCAGATCCAGCGACAAGCTTTTGGTTTCACATAACTAAATATCTTACACAAAATCTAATGAACAACTACAAAGAAGTTACTGGAAGTAAATATTTAAATCCTGTCAGTATAGAAAACCCACAAATTTTAAAGTACCCACCTGGTGGTAAATATAATGTTCATGTAGATTATTATAAAACATTACCAAGAATGTTGAGTTTGATTTTATTTATAAATGATGATTACGAAGGTGGAGATCTAATAATGCATAATTCCAATAGCACTGAGACTGAAAAAATAGAGAAAAAGAAAAATAGGTGTGTTATATTTCCAAGTAATCATTTGTACCCACACGCTGTTACACCAGTCACTAAAGGGACGAGATATACAATGGTAACATGGATACAATAAAAAATAACAGATATAAAATATTAAAAAACTTTTTAAATAAATTTGAATTAGATTTATTTAAACAGTACTGCAGGATACAACTTATAAATACTAGCTATAATAATATAAGTTGGCCTCTCACGAAGGAGGACGAGAAAAAAATAGAACCATCTAACAGATTTAAAATTACACACAAATACGATGTAGTGATGGAATCTTTATTAGAATGTAAAAAAGAATTTATAGAGAAAGCTACTGGACTAAAACTATTTTCATCTTATTCTTTGTGGAGACCTTATCAAATAGCAAGCGATGTAGCTAAATCAAAAAGAGATGGAGCAAAAGAAATAAGTGTTTTTTTAAATATTGAAACAGATGGAGAAACATGGCCAATAATTTTAGATGGTAAAACAGTTAATTTTGATGAAGGTGATGCATGTATTTTTTTAGATGAGTGCGATCCGTATAGAGAAGAATTTAAAGGTAATTATACATCACAAGTTGAACTATATTATGTAGACCAAGATGGTCCTTTTAAAGATTGCAAATTTAACAAAAGACAATATATTGGTTGCCAATATGAAGATACAAAGAAATAATGATGAACATCACTTAATTTTTTCTGACGAGGAAATTGAAACAATAGTAAAAAATAGAAAATTAGTTTTTTCGCACATAGCTATGAAAAGATTTGTAAATGTTTTAGCAGACATTTGTGCTTATGCCATGAGTGCAATACCTAAAAAATATAATCAATTGAATAACGAAGATGATGAAATAAAACTTGATGAATAATGTCCAATTATTGTTTCCAGAATATTTTTGTTATTTTCAAAACCTGCCCTTAGATAATGAGGAACTTCAAAAACATCTTGAACAAATAGAATATAAAAAAACTTATCAAAGTAGAGGATGTTATACCTCTCTCGAATATAACTTTATACAAACATTAGAACTGAATTATGAGAAAGTTTTTAATGAGTATATTCAAAAAGGTTTTGACCAGTTAGGTATTAAGAACAAATTCAAAATTGCTAGGTCGTGGGTTACAAAGGTCACTCCTGATTCAGAGTCTGAATATCATACACATTCTAATTATTTCATGTCAGCTGTATATTATCCAAAAGGAGATAAAGATAATTCTATTAATTTTAGAAAAACATTACCTATTCTTTGGGGTGTTGATACTGATAGAAATTTTTTACACAATCAAACAGAGACTGTTAAAATTTCTGCTGGAGATTTTATTATGTTTCCTGCAAGTCTTTTACATAGAGTAAATCTTAACAAAACAAATTATAACAGATATAGTATAGCCATGAACATTCAACCAGTGGGAACAGTAGGAAGTAACGATTCACAATATGAGTTTTAAATTAGAACCTTTGTTCGCTTATCCTGTAATGATTACAGATGAAAGATACAATCTTAAGGAAGAGGAAAGAAACTTTATAGAATTACAAGATAGTATTTTTAACGGTAATAATAATATTTCATCAAATAGGTATATACTTGATGAGCCAAATTTAGAAGGATTGAAAAGATGGATTAAATTTTATGTTTCTAGATATTATTTTGATGTGATGCAATTTACAGATTCAGAACCTTACATTACACAATCATGGGTTAATTTCACA